CGTATCCAAAGACGCCAACGGGACACCATCCCCGATTGCCTACGCTTCCTTCGAGTTGCATACGGAGAGCGTACCGGCAGCACCGGAGTACATCACAAAACAGGACTTCGATGATTTTCGCACCGAACTGATGGACATGCTTTCAAGGAGAGGTGACGGCGCATGAATCCGGTAATGAACATGTTCGGCAACAACACGGCGGGCGGCAGCAACATCATGCTGCAGGCACTTGGCGCTGCGCTTCGCGGGGAATCCCCGCAGGCGTTTATGAAACGGCTTGCCAACTCGCATCCACAGCTGAAGAAGATGAATCTGGACGATCTCTACGGTTCAGCGCAGCAGCTGTGCAACGAGCGTGGATTGAGCATAGATGAAGTAACCAAGAGTGTTGACAACACGATTGGGTCAGCATTTCCCAAATAAATATTTATTGTCAGAGGTGACTAAACCATGAACTCCAACGGTGGAGCATCCTTCTTTGGCAGCGATTGGCTCGGCGCTTTCCTGATCATCGCCATTCTGTTTGGCGGCGGTTTCGGATGGGGCGGCAGAGGCCAAGGCCCGGACGTGGCGACGAAAGAGTTCGTACAGGATGCGGTGAACAATCAGGCGACCCAGACCGGCCTGCGTGATGTTCTCCTGTCTTCAGCGAACAACAACTACGAAGTCGCACAGCGCATTAACGACCAGACGAATGCTCTGATGCAGCAGGGTTATGCGTACCAGCTGAGTGCTGAACAGAGGTTCAACGCTTTGCAGGCGCAGATCGCACAGCTTGGTTTCCAGATGGATTCCTGCTGCTGCTCGATCAAGACACAGATGTTGCAGGACAAGTACGACGCTCTGGAAGAGAAGTACCGCACCGCGCAGAACGATCTCTCGAATGCGGCGCAGAGCCAGTACATTCTCGGCGCTCTCGGACGGTTCGTGACCAACCCGCCTGTTGCGGCGGCTACGGGAACCTAATGACATCGGGAGCGGGCAAACAACCCGCTCCCCCTTTTTAGGGGGGACAGTTATGAAAATCATCAAGTGCCTCTCCGAGTATATCGAGGAAGAGCTGCACGATGCAGATAAATATATAACCAAAGCAATGATGGTGAAGTCAGAGTACCCGGATGTGGCTGAACTTCTGTATCAGCTGTCACTTGAAGAAATGACTCACATGAACCGGCTTCACAGTGAAGTCGAGAAGATTATCGCCACTTACCGCAGGCAGACCGGAGAGCCGCCCGCAGAGATGCAGGCCGTCTACGATTATGTTCATCAGAAGAACATTGAGAAAGCAAAGCTGGTTAAAGTGGCGCAGGCATCATTTAGGGAGTAAGTTATGGGCGACATTAAAGAACTGGAAGATCGCATCAAAAGTCTGGAAGATCGCATGGCGCAGAAAGACGTTGAGTTCGCGGTCATCAACACAAAGCTGACAGCCATCTTATGGGGCATCGGCGTGACGGGTACGGCGGTTATCGGCGTACTGATCAAAATGATTTTTGGAGCGTGATGAAATGGAAGGCGTAACAATCTGGGCGATTACCGTAATCTGCTATCTGATTGCGGAAGGCGTGAAAGCTACCCACAAATGTGACGAGTGGATTCCGATCATCTGCGGTGTACTGGGCGGCATCCTCGGCGTAGTTGCCATGTACACAATGGCTGACTTCCCGGCGAACGACATTATGAACGCAGTGGCAATCGGAATCATTTCTGGATTCGCAAGCACGGGCCTGCATCAGGCGTGGCATCAGCAGACCGGAAAGCACGAGGACTAATCTATGCCTTACGAAACGACAGGAACCCTGACCGGAATGGACGTTTTCCAGCGGGCCATCACGATCATGGACGAGCTTAACGATGCCGGTGAATATCTGCATTCAGACACGACCGAGTATTTGAATCGTTCCCTGCCGATTCTGAACACCTTGCAGAATGAACTGTATCCCTATTCGGATACATGCCCAAAGTGGACGGAATGGCAGAGCGGCAGACGGCCTGTGCTGATGCCGATTCCCGACATGAACACGGTCATCGACCTTGATGATTACTGCTCCGGCACGGTGCTGCCCTACGGCCTTGTAGCGCATCTGCTGCTGACAGAAGACCCGAACTCCGCAGGCTTTGCACAGCAGCGGTACGACGAACTGAAGGCGGCACTCATGCGGGGCGAAGGGAGGCTCACGGAGTCTGAGGACATCGTGGACATCTACGGGCCGAACGGCGGCATCCATCCTTACAACGAATTTTCCAGGTGGTCATAACCTGAAGCCCGGAAAACCAGCGGGCAGAAAGGAGAACAATGGACGAAGAAAGACGCGGCAGGGGCAGGCCCGCCGGAGCAAAGAACAAAAGGACGATCCAGGCGGAGAACCGGGAAGCATTTGAAAACGGCACGAACTTCCAGCCTGCGGAGGAAGTGGAAGAGATCGAACTCCCATACAAAACGCAGAAAGAACTGCACGACAAGATGGCCGAGTATTTCGATCTCTGCCGTTCTGATGACGGAGCAGGCTGGCAGGATATCGTACAGGAGTTCGCGGAACTTGCCGAGAACATGAAGAAGCATCCTACCTGGTCGAATCATCAAAGCACCTATGAGCGCATCGCGGTGAAGGTGCGGAACACCGGCGTGTTCCCGGATGAAGCCGGAATGAGAACGTACCTGGGACTCACGCATGAACTTTACAAGGCCTACAAGGATTCGCCGGACTTTGAGTCGGTTTTCAATTGGGCGCAGGACATGCGTGAATCCTGGGCGGCAAGACGGATGGCGGCAGATCCGAAATCATCTTCGGCATATCTTGCCATTCTGAAGCAGCCGGGGAACGGCGGCTGGGTTGACCGGAAACAGGACAAGGGCGACAGCACCCTGGTCATCAAGGCCGCAGGCGTCGGCGGAGTAAACGCCTTTAAGTAATATGCCAACTGTTAAAGACAACCGAAAGCCAATCGCCGAATGGGATCCGGGTGAAGCGAACCCGAAGCAGCTACTGTTCTACCAGGCTGACACACCGTTCGTCTGTTACGGCGGCGCAAAGGGCGGAGGCAAGACCCACGCAGTGAGAACCAAAGCCTTCGGCGGGGCGCTGATGAATCCGGGGATCAAGATCCTGGTCATGCGCCAGACCTATCCAGCGCTGGAAGAAAACCATATCACTCCCATGCGGAGGATGGCGGCAAAGACCGGAGCGGCAACGTACAACGGCACGACTCACATGCTGACCTTTGTAAACGGCTCGACAATCCGATTCGGACACTGGTCTGGAGACGATTCCGAAGACGAGTACAACGGCCAGGAATATCATTAGCGGTTTTGCCGCTGATGGTTATTGAATGGTGAACTCACTGGATATTTATTGACGAAGCAACACAGTTTTCGGAACGTGCATTCAACTTCCTGGGCGGTCTGCTCCGAGGCGCGGATGCGATTCCGAAACGCATGTACTTAACCTGTAACCCAGGTGGGGTCGGCCATCGGTAAACATCAAAATCTGCCGATGTAAAACGGAGTAAAAACGGGAAAACCTAAACTGAATACTGAAGTAATTGGAGGAAATTACGATGATCAACGAGATTGGCAACACCTATGGCAGGCTGACCGTTGTCAGCAAGGCAAAGAGCAAAGTAACCAATGGCGGGAAATCAAGGCTGGCGATGTGGGTGTGCGTTTGCGAATGTGGAATGACCGTAACAGTAAGCGGCCACGATCTCAGGAGAGGCAACACGCAATCATGTGGATGCATGAGAAGGGAACATCTTCTGGAAGCAAACACAACGCATGGAGATTCAATGAGAAACCGCTTTGCAAGGCTCTACAGGATCTGGGCAAATATCAACACCAGGTGCAGCAATCCGAACTTTACAGAGTTTGGTTCTTATGGCGGGAAAGGCATCAAGAACGAATTTGAAAGCTACCCCGCGTTTAAGGAATGGGCCTACGCAAATGGGTACTATGACCAGCCGGAAGATACGCCGAAGCGCGAAATGCTTTCAATAGACCGCATTGATCCGAGC